GGCCCCTGCGTCACCCGCTGGATCGACCCCCGCAACCCCGTGCCCTCGGAGGCCTTCCTGTGAGGATCCCGACCGTCAAACCCGAGTGGCTGGAGGACGAGAAGCTCGGGGCTCTCGAGGACTCCGCGAGGCTCCTGGGCATCGCCCTGATCCTCCTCTCAGACGACCACGGACGGGGTCGAGCGCACCCACTGCGCATCGCAGCAGTGCTTTGGGGCTACCAGCGCGATCACGAGGCCCAGGTGCGAAAGGCTCGCGAGGGTCTCGCGAGTCTCTCACGAGCCGGGTACATCGAGCTCTACGAGGTCCGCGGGCAGTCGTACTACCTGATTTCTAACTGGAATAAGCACCAGCGTGTCGACAAGCCGAGCAAGCCGAGGCACCCGGGGCCCGACGAAGCGGACCCGAAACCGCCCCCTCCTCGCCTCACCTCCGGGGAACCCTCGCGAGACCCTCGCGAGACCCTCGCGCCTGACCCCGACCCCGACCCCGACCCCGATCAGGACCTAGACCCCGACCCCGACCCCGACCGGTCGCGCGCGGGGGCGCGCACACGCGAGGCGCCCCGCGAGCCCGTCCCGGACCACAGCCCACGACCGCTCGAGGAGCCCGACCGGGATCCGGACCGGGGGTCGAGGGGTCGTCCCAAGAGACCCCCTCCTGACCTCACCGGTGCCAGCGGCCGCTGGGCGCACTTCGAGCGGGCCTGGTGCGACCGCTTCGGCGGCAAGGGCATGGGCGGCTTCGACGGTCGGCGCGCCCAGCAGGTCGACGCGTTCAAGAACCTGTCGCCCGACGAGTGGGTGCTCGAGGTGGACGCGTTCCTCGCTCACTGCGCCGAGCTCGACCCGAAGCGCTTCTTCCCGGATCGGCCCTGGGACTACATGAAGAAGCATCTCGGCCAGTGGGCCGCGAAGGCGCAGCGCAAGGCCGCCGCCGAGCGCAAGTCGTCCGGCCGGCGCGTGCTGGACGACGAGATCCAGCGAGAGGCCGCCGGCGAGGCGCCGACCATCGAGATCACGCCAGAGGAGCGCGAGGAACTCGCGGCGCTGCAGGCCCAAGCTCAGAAGGCCATCGACCGCATCACCAGGGGGCAGTCATGACCGACTGGGCGGGCATCCAAGCATCGGCACAGCTCCGGACCGTGAACGCGCCGTCGCTGGCTGTCGTCGGCGCGCTCGACGTTGCCGCCAACGCCTCCGAGTTCGCGCCGCAGACCATGCCCGATCAGCCGTCGTGGATGGAGAACTGGCCGAAGGACGACCAGCCGACGCGGGGCTCCATCGAGGGCTGGCAGGTCGACCAGTGGGCTCTGCATCGGTACCAGGTGACCACGCGCGAGGCCGAGAACGCGTCGCGGCTGTCAGCGCTCTGCTGGGCCATCGTCACCCTCCGGGGCTCCGACGACGACCCGACCGCTGCCGCCATGGGTGACGAGCTCGCCCGCAAGACCAACCGTTGGTACCCGAGGCTCCGCGGCCTTCTGCCGGACGAGCACCTGCCGGACAGCCCGCTCGAGCGACGTCCCTACATCAGCTCGGCAGCCCGAGACTGGCGCGCGCTGCCGCGGCGATGGCGCGACCTGGGCGGCGTCTCGAAGAAGGCGCGTCGCGATCGGTCGGACGACCGTCCCCAGTCCGCGCCCACCCCCATGTCGTCGAGCGTCCAGGCGGCGCTCCCCGGAACCTGAAAGGAGGCCCTCGATGGCCGCGAAGAAGAAGACCAAGTCCAAGAAGAAGCCCGACAACGAGACCAAGCCCGACCTGGTCATGGAGCCCGAAGGGATGGGCGAGGCGCCCGAGGGCGACACCTCGGTCCTCGCGACGAAGAAGGAGCAGCTCTACGTCCGGCTCGGAGACCCCGAGATCCTGACCCGAGGGCGCGAGATGGCGACGCTCTGCACTGAGATCGTCGCAGAGCAGGAGGCCCACAAGGCCCGCGCTCGGGAGCGTCGCGAACGCATCGCCGACATGCAGGAGAAGCGCAACGAGCTCGCGAAGTCGGTCTGCACCGGCCTCGAGAAGGCCGAGGTCGACATCCAGGAGGTCGCCCACTTCGACCGCGGCGAGGTGCTCACCGTCCGCATGGACACCAACCGGGTGATCGGGCGTCGCACCATGACCGCCGAGGAGCGCCAGCTGCTCATGGAAGCGGCCGAGTGAACGTCGTAGCCCTCGACCCGTCGCTCACTGCCACCGGGTGGGTGGCCATCAACCTCGTCACCGACCAGGTCGTCGGCGCCGGCGTCATCCGCACCGAGGCGCCCAGCGCCGCGGAGAAGAAGCACGCCAGCATGGCGCAGCTGAGCGCGGCTCGAGGGCTCGTCATCCAGAAGGGTGTGCGCGTCGCCCTGCAGCGCCACCAGGCCATCCTGGTGATCCAGGAGGGCAACGCCGGAAGCAAGAGCGCGAAGGCCGCCGCGATGCTCGGCCGAGCCCAGCAGGCCTGCGTCTCGGCGGTCTACTCCCGCACCGGTGGTCTGCCGCTCTTCGTCACCGTCCAGGCGGCGAAGAAGGCCGCGGTTGGGAAGACCAGCGCGAGCAAGGAGCAGGTCGAGGCGGCGATCCGGAAGCGCTGGCCCTCGGTGCCTTGGGAGCTGCTCCTCGAGGGCGTGGCACAGAGCAAGCGCGAGAACGCCTATGACGCTGCGAGCGCCTACCTGGCGGCCTACGAGAACCCCGCCGTCACCAGCGCTCGAGCGCAGGCCAGGCTGGCCGCGGGACTGGCGGTCTGAGCGTGGTCACGCCTCGACCCGAGCACCTTCCGACGGGGTGGGAAGGCGGCGAGCTCGTCACCGACCCTCGGTGGCTGAATCGCCGATGGGCGTGGGAGTGGTCATGGGTCGGCCACGGAAGGGCGCTGGCGGCATGACCATCCGCGCCTACTGCGACGAGCCGGGCTGTCCCGAGTCGGCGCCGATGTCGGTCGATGCCGTGGCGCCCAAGGGGTGGACGGCGCGCTACCGGGTGGCGGACGGGAAGAAGTACCCCGAGCCGCTGCACACGTGTCCACGGTGCCTGGATGTGGAGCGTCGAGGCACGCGTGCGAGGCGGGGGCGATGAGCAGGGTCCAGGTCGGCGAGCGGTTCGGGCGCTACAAGGTGGTTCGGCACGCGGCCCCAACGCTGACTTCCGGCGGCCTGAGAGCCACGGTCACGGTCGAGTGCGTGTGTGGTCACGAGAACGTGGTGCTGGAGGCCGAGCTCAAGCGGGGCAGGTCCGCGGGGTGCTCGTCGAAGAGTTGCTACTGGCGATGGCACCACGGCGGCGAGCTCGAACCGCTGACCCATGAGGCGATGCGGCAGGTCTACCAGCGCTACGCCGAAGGCGGAGCGGATGCGGTCCGGGAGTGGCTCGGGCTGGATGCGGAGGTGCGAAGTGGGTGAGCGAGGCGAGCAAGTCATTCTGCAGAGCCTAGGCGCCGGCGCGCGAAGCTACATACTCGACCGCGTACGAGTGGGCGAGCTCGGCTGCTGGCTCTGGCAGCGGCAGACTAGCGGCAAGGGCGGCTATGGGCGCGTGTGCCGGTCGTTGGCGAAGCCCGTTGGCAAGGTCAAGTGCTACGCGCACCGGCTGAGCTTTCTGGCATTCGTTGGACCCATCAAACCAGGATGGCTCGTCTGTCATCGCTGCGACGTTCCACGTTGCGTGAACCCCGACCATCTCTTCGTCGGGAGCCACCGAGACAACATGGACGACATGAAGGCGAAGTGTCGCCAGGCCCGTGGCGTGCGTCACCCTGACGCGAAGATGCGCCCCGCCGACGTGGTTGGCATCTTCGCTCTCGCCGCGCGTGGATACTCTGACGAGGAGCTCGGCGCGCTCTTCGGCGTTACGGGCATGAACATCAGGGCCGTTCTGACACGGAGGACGTGGCGCCATGTCGAGGCGCCGGACGACCTGGTGGCCAAGGTGGCGGAGCTCCGAGGCTGGGAGCACACGGCATGAGGGGGGCATACCCGGACTTTTTTTCGTCAGGGGGTACCCGAGGGTGGCCTTGGCCCTTCGGGGACAGGGACGATTTCCGCCGACCATATAGCGAGTTCCCGCAGTGCTTCGCGCGCACCCGCGCGCGCGCGAGATGAGGTTGACCGATGGCCGCCCGGAAAAAGCGCGCGAAGTGTCCAGCCTGCAACCAGACCGTGACCGAGCTCCCAACGGGCCGACCCACCGACCTGTCGCCCGCACTGGCCGAAGAGATGGCCCGCCTCCTTGCGGATGGCTGGTCCAAGGTGGGCATGTGTCGATACGTCGGAATCCCAGAGCGGACCTTCTACGACTGGCAGCGCCGGGGCCGTGAAGGGCACGAGCCCTACGCAACACTGATGTGGCACGTGTTTCGGGCGGAAGAGAAGTACATTCACGGCCTTGAGATGGAGGTCCGGGACGGCAAGAACATCCGGGGCCACGCCGACCCCGCGGCTCGCATCGCCCTCCTGAAGTCCCGGCGCGACGAATGGACCACCAAGGTGAAGCTCGAGGCTGCCCGAGAGCAGGTCCTGGCCGAGCTCCTCGAGGGGCTCGAGCGGGAGATGGAGCCGGCGCTCTTTGCTGAGCACGCACGGCCCGCCCTTCTCCGCCTGGCGGGTGTACCCACCGAGATTCAGGCGGTTCCGGTGGAGGCTGAAGAGGGCTGACCCGTGCAGTTGCCCTTCCAGTCGAAGTGGGTCGAGTCCAACCGCGAGAAGCACTACGCGCTAAGGCGGGCGCACTACTTCGAGGTCTACCGCGACGATCCCGTCCGCTTTGCGGAGGAGGTGATCGGGCTGAGGGTGTGGAGCCGCCAGCGCGAGCTCCTCGAGGCCGTCCGAGACCACGACCGCGTGGCCGTGCGGTCCGGCCAGAAGACCTCGAAGAGTAACTCCGCTGCGACCCTCGCACTCTGGTACGCCGCCACGCGACCCGGCGCGCGCGTCTTCGTCACGGCCCCGACCTTCAAGCAGGTCAAGGCGATCATCTGGAAGGAGCTCCGCCTCCGGGCCAAGGCGGTCACCAGGATCTTGGGCGGCACGATGCCGCGCGACCCGGCTACCGGGATCGAGTTCGCCAACGGCTCCGAGGTCATCGGATTGTCGGTGTCGCAGCCGGAGAGCCTGGCCGGCCTGAGCTCCCCAGGCGGAATCCTCTTCATCATCGATGAGGCCTCTGGCTTTCCCGACGACCTCTTCCACGTCATCCGTGGCAACGCGGCGGGGGGCGCCAAGATCCTCGCCATCAGCAACCCGACGCTGCGCGGCGATTGCACCTGGTACCCCGAACTCTTCCGGTCGAAGGTTTGGCGGACGCTCCGCATCTCGAGCGAGGAGCTGGCTCTCAGCGAGGAGCGCAAGCTCTATGCCGACAGCGACGGCAACCTTCTCCCTGGCCTTGCCCTTCCTGGCTGGATCGACGAGATGCGGGAGGAGTACGGGCCCGACTACAACAACCACCCGCAGTACAAGATCCGCGTGCTTGGCGAGTTCGCCGCCGAGGGCGACGAGACCGTCTTCCGGCTGGACGACATCGTCGACGCCCAGGCGCGCTGGAGGGCCGACCGCGACTGCCATGGACCGCTTCGCATCGGCCTCGACCCCTCTTGGGGCGGCACCGACGCCTGTGGCTACGCCGCGATCCGCGGCTTCCACACCTACGAGCTTTCCGAGCGCCCCGGGCGCGTCGACGACTACGAGGCGGCCGCCCGGCCCGCCCTCGAGATGGCGGACCGCTACCGCACGGACAGCGACTCCATCGTGACCATCGCCTGCGACGTCGTGGGCGACGGCGCCCGCGTGGTCCAGGCCCTCGAGGAGCTCGCGCTCGAGCGCGGCGCCCGCGTGGCGATCGTCGAGCACAACGGCTCCGAGAAGGCCCACGACGAGAACGAGTACGCGAACCGACGATCGGAGGTCTGGTACGAGGGCGAGAAGACGCTCCGAGCCGGGCATGACCTCCCCCCGGGCGACCAGATCCGAGCAGAGCTCCTCTCCGCCATGCGTGACCACGACAGAAAGGGCCGGAAGGCCGTCGAGTCCAAGCAGAAGACGAAGCGCCGAGGCTCCGGGTCCCCAAACCTCGCGGACGCATGGACGATGGCAGTGGGAGCGATCCCCGCGGAGCCGGAGGACGTCGACGATGACGACTTCGCCGACGAGCGCGCCGCCGGCGGCTGGATGTGACGTGGAGTAGCTGACTCCACGCCGCGCGCGGGAGGTTCTCATCCGGACACGAGCGCCCACCTGATGCCGACCGACCCCAGCGGAGAGAACGTCACGCCTGCCGAGCTCCTGCAGGAGCACATCGAGGATGACGACTGGCGCTACTCGCCGACCCAGTTCGAGGAGGTGGCGCGGTACACCACGCCCGAGCGACTGGGGTACCTGCTCCGCGAGGCTGACGCAGGCGACCCGCTGGCGTACCTGACGCTCGCGCACGAGATCGAGCGCCGCGACTCGCACTACCGAAGCGTCGTCGGGCAGCGGAAGATGGTCATCTCCCAGCTCGTCCCGGAGGTGGTCCCAGCCAGCGACAGCGCACGCGACCAGGACGTCGCCAAGGACGTACGGTCGCTCCTCGCCGGTAGTAGCTTCCGCCAGCTGCTCTTCCACATGATGGACGCGGTCCCGAAGGGCTACAGCCTCGTCGAGATCCTATGGGAGACATCGGAAACGCAGTGGCGACCAAAGGGCTACCGATGGCGCGACCAGCGGCTCTACCGCGTCGACCCGGTCTCCCTCCGGACGTACCGCCTCGAGGACGGCTCCATCGCCGGCGAGCCGCTGCCGGAGCACAAGTACATCGTCCACGAGGCGATGCTCGCGTCCGGACCCGCGCTCCAGAACGGACTCGCGCGCCCGGCCCTCGGCCCGTACCTCTGCAAGAGCTACACGGTCAAAGACCTCATGCTCTTCCTCGAGGTCTACGGCATCCCCGCCCGGCTCGGCCGCTACCCGAAGAACGCGACGCCCGAGCACAAGCGGGCGCTGAAGAAGGCGCTCCAGAAGCTCGGCTCCGCGGCCTACGGGATGATCCCCGAGGGCATGTCCATCGAGTTCATGAAGTCGATGAACGGGACGGAGTCGAAGTCCTACATCGGCACGGCGGAGTACTGGGACCGCCAGCACAGCAAGCTCTTCCTCGGCCAGACCTCGAGCACCGAGGGCAAGGGCGGCGACTACAAGAGCAGCGGGCACCACAAGGGGGTCCGCCTCGAGATCGCGGCTCACGACGCGCTCGACGTGGTCGGCACCGTCTGCGAGCAGCTGGTCGGCCCCTACGTCGCCTTCAACTACGGCGCGGACACCGAGCTCCCGGACGTCCGCCTCACCGTGCCGGTGCCGGAGGACGTGCTGGCCTGGATGCAGGCGGTGGCGATGGCCGCCGACCGTGGCCATCGAGTGGCCCAGCGCGAGGTCAACCGCCGACTCGGAGTCACCCCGCCGGGGGAGGACGAGCCCGTGCTCGAGGCGGCGAAGATGCCGATGTCTCCCGCCCCCTCACCGCCGGGTGAGCAGGAGCGGGACGAGCCGGGGAACGACGACGAGGGCGACGAGTAGGCCGCGTGGAGTAGCTGACTCCACGCGAGGCCCCGCAGCCTCGCATCGTGCCCCAGGTCGAACGCTTCCAGCCCGAAGGCGAGCCGCTCGCGCTCGCTCCCGAGGCATTCGGTACCGCGTTCGCGGCCGGCGAGGGCGGACTCCAGGAAAACGCCGGGTGCGCGGTGCTCAGCATCCGAGGCCCGCTCATGAACCGCGAGCACTTCTGGTTCGACAGCTACGAGGCGATCCGCGGCCGGATGGCGGCGGCGATCGAGGACGGGGCAACCCGCATCGTGCTCGACATCGAATCGCCCGGCGGACTCGCGGCCGGGTGCTTCGACTGCGCCCGTGACCTCCGGCGCATGGCGAACGACGCCGGCGTCGAGCTCGTGGCCCACGTCGGCGCACAGGCGACCTCGGCGGCTTACGCGCTCGCGAGCGCGGCCACCAAGATCGGCTGCTCCTCGAGCGCGACCCTCGGCTCAATCGGCGTCATCAGCGGACTGGTCGACGCCACGAAGATGCTCGAGAGCTTCGGGCTGAACGTGAAGCTCATCTACTCCGGCGCCCGGAAGCCGGACGGCCACATGGCCAACCCGATCGAGGACGACGCAGTGAAGGCCGCCCAGGCCCGCATCGACGCCCTTGCCGAGGAGTTTTTCGCCCTCGTGGTGGAGCACGGCTGGGGCAAGAGCGTCAGCGCCGTTCGGTCGCTCGAGGCCGGAGTGGTCCTCGGCAAGGAGGCCGTCCGCATCGGCCTCGCCAGCGAGATCGCGTCCCTCGAGGACATGACGAGTCAACGCGCCCGAGGGGCGCAGAAAGGAAGCGCGATGAAGCGCTCTGCAAACCTGATCGCCCTCGCCGCGTCGATGGGACTCAGTCCCGAGTTCTCCGACGACGAGCTTGTGACGGCGGTCCGAAGCAACTTCGTCCCCAAGGCCGACAAGGAGGCCGCGGACGAGCGCGCCTCCACCGCCGAGGCCGAGCTCGAGAAGGTCCGGGATTCGGCCTTCGCCGAGAAGGCGGACCGCGCGGTCGGCCAGGCCGTCCGCGACGGCAAGGTCGCGCCGAGCTCGAAGGCATTCTACCGGAGCGGCATCACCGACGATGCCTCCCTGGAGGCCTTCGAGGACGAGATGGCGCGGCGGAAGCCCACCATCACCGCGGGCTCCGATCCGGAGGACAAGCCGGTCGACGCCGACGCGGTGTTCCTGACGGCCGACGAGAAGCTCGCGGCCAAGCAGATGGGCATCTCCGAGGAGGAGATGCTCGAGCAGAAGAAGCTCGAGCTCGCGAAGCGGGCGGAGGAGGGCTGACATGGCCGCGCTGACCGAGGGGCGTCCGACGCCCATCCTCAAGACCAAGGCGCCGAACCGCAATCGGAGCTTTCCGATCGCGGCCGGCGTCAAGTGCATCGCGGGCGGCATCGCCTGCCTGAACGCTTCCGGCTACGTGCAGCCGGGCACCACGGCCACCGGGCTCAAGACGGTGGGTGTCTTCTCGGAGACCGTCGACAACACCGACGGGTCCAACGGCGACCTCCGAGCGGAGGTCGAGGACTGCGGGGCCTACGGCTTCGACTCCGGCACCTCCGGGGACCTCATCGACTTCGCCGACATCGGCGCCGTCGCCTACGTGATCGACGACCAGACGGTCGGCCTGACCAACGGGGGCAGCACTCGGTCGGAGGCCGGGCGCATCTACGACGTCAAGGACGGCCAGGTTTTCATCGAGTTCGAGGACTGAATCATGAGCAGCCCCAGCAACGCAGCGTCCCTCACCAGCTACTTCCTCGGGTTCAAGTCGGCCTTCCAGGGCGGCTTCAACTCGGCGATCGACCCGGAACTCTGGAAGCTCTTCGCGATGGAGGTGCCCAGCACCGCCCGCGAGGAGGTCTACCAGTGGCTCGGCAACCACTCGAAGATGCGGGAGTGGCTCGGCGCCCGCATCATCCGGAAGCTCAAGGCGCACGAGTACCGGATCAAGAACCGGAAGTTCGAGCTCACCGAGGAGGTCTTCGAGGACGACATCGAGGACGGCCAGCTGGCCGAGCTCAAGCCGCGCTTCGAGGACATGGGTGAGGAGGTCGCGCTCCTCCCGAACGACATCCTCTTCGCGGTCCTGAACGAAGGCAAGACGCTCCTCGGCTACGACGGCGTGCCCCTGTTCAGCACCAGCCACCCGGTTGGGAGCGGCGTCGACTCGAACTACGAGACCGGCAGTGCCGAGCCCTGGATCCTGGTGGACAACCGTCGCGCTCGCCGGCGCCCGGTCATCTACCAGCCGCGCCGCGCTCCGCGCTTCGTGCGCAAGGACCGACCCACCGACGACAACATGTTCTTCGAGGGCAAGGCCGTCTACGGCGCCGACCGACGCGATGGCGCGGGTCCGGGCTTCTGGCAGACCGCGTTCCTCTCGGAGGACGACCTCGACGCGACCAACTTCGACGACGCGCTCGCTCAGATGGGCGAGATCCAGAACGACGAGGGCCGCAACCTGGGCATCGATCCGACGCTCCTCATCACGACAAAGGCCAACCGAGCCGCCGTCAACGCGCTGATCAACGTCGAGCGACTCGCCAACGGCGCGAGCAACCCGAACCACAAGCGGGTCCAGGTGGTTCTCACCGACCTGCTGAACGTCGCCTGAGGAGTCCGAGATGGCCACGAAGAAGAGCGAGAAGCAGACCGCCGACGAAGAGGCGGCGGTCACGAGCGCGGACACCGAGGAGACGGAAGTCACCTCCGGAGAAGCGAAGGCGCAAACCCGCGCCCAGGTCTCGGAGCGCCAGCGCTCCGCCGCCGTCAAGCAGTACGACGAGGCTCGGCGAGCGAAGGCCAAGGCCCGCGCCGAGGCGGCCGGGCTGCGGGTCGAGGCGAGGTACGATGGCCCGACCATCGAGGTGCGGACGGCCCCGGGGCCCAACGGCGAGAAGCGCAAGCGCTACGTCAAGGGCGGGCAGCGCTGGACCGACGAGCCGCGCAAGGTCCACCTTCGGGCGCTGACCCGCGCGCAGTACCACGTGATCATGACGGCGCCACTCCTCGAGGTGAAGGGCAAGGCGCCCGAGGGCTTCGCCGACTTCAAGAAGGCCTGACCACGGAGCGCCATGCCCACCGTCTACGCCACCGCTGCCGACGTCCAGGAAGACCTCGGGGAGAACCTCTACGGGGACCTCGCCGACCGGGACGGGGACGGCTCCGCGGAGACGACGGCGGTGGACCTGGCGCTCGCGAACGCCTCCTCGACCATCGATGGCTACATCGCCGGCCGGCTGCCCGTCGGCGGCGAGCTGGCGGTGGTGCCGGCGTGGCTCAAGAAGGTGGCGATCGACCTCACGGTCCACGACCTGGCGGAGACGCCGAGCGAGGGCCAGGTCAAGAAGTACGACGAAGCGATGAAGATGCTTCGGGACTGTGCTCGCGGGCTGCTCGAGCTCGGTGTGCCGATCCCCACCGCGCAGGCCGAGGGCGAGGTCGACTTCGACGGTCCCGACCGCGTCATGTCTCGCGAGCAGACCTCGAGGATGCTGTGAGCCTGCGGATCGAGAGCAGCGGCCTCGAGGAGGCCATCGCGACGGTGCGCCGGCTCGGCGGCATCGCCGAGGAGCTCGAGGAGCCGCTCGCGGCCGCCATCGAGCGCCAGACGAAGCGTCGCATCGACGTCGAGAAGCAAGCCCCCTCGGGTGCCGACTGGCCCGCATGGACGGGTCGCTACGCCGCTTCGGGCCAGGGCCGCGAGCCGATGGAGCGCAGCGGCGACCTTCTGCGGTCCATCCGTGGCCGGGTCGCCGGCGACGCGCTCGAGGTCGGATCCCCGCTCCCCTACGCCGCGCGCCAGGAGCGCCGGCGCCCGTTCCTCGGCATCAGCGCCGAGGATGCGCGCGAGTTCGTCCAGATCGCGGACCAGGCGGCCGAGCGGCTCGCGGGAGCGGCGGCATGAGCTCGCTATCCCTACGCGACGAGTTCGTCACCCGGTTCGGCGCCATCGACGGCGTCCGAACGGCCGTGCCCCACGACCAGGACTGGGACCTGGCCGAGCTCAAGCGCGTCGGCGCCCTGGCGAGCCCGCGCGTGCTGGTCACGTGCGTGGGGATGCCGAAGGCCAGCGAGGACCGAGGCCCGGTGGGCACCTACCGGTGGGCCGCGGTCATCGTCACCCGCAAGGGCGACACGAAGTACTCCGGCGTCTCCGCCGAGGACCTCGATAGCCCCGGCGACGTCGCGATGCTCCTCGAGGCGCGCATCGTGCGCGAGCTCCTCGGCGATGACTTCGACGCGGGATGCAGCCGGCCCAACGCGATCCAGGCCGCGAACTTCTCCGACGCCGGCAAGGCGTCGAAGGGGGTAGCCGCTCGGGTCGTGACCTGGGAGCAGGACGCCGTCATCAACGACAACGTGGAGCTCGAGCTCGTCGACCTCGAGACCATCGTGGCCGACCACGACGTCACGGGCGACGGCGAGTCGAACGTCCAGACCGCCGCCGGCGGCCCCTACGTAACCGAGGAGGACGGGGTCACCCCGGTCCTCGACGAGAGCGGGCAGAAGGTCCGCACGGAGAGCATCGACTGATGGACCGTCGAAAGCTGACGATCACCCCGACCGAAGGCCACCTCGTCACCGACGAGAGCGGCCGGGTCGTGGAGGGCCCGACCGAGGTCCTCTGGGGCATGTACTGGGCCCGCCTCGAGCACATGGGCTCCATCACCGTCGACCGGGATCCGAAGCCCGCGAAGCGCTCCACGAAGAAGAGCAAGGACTGACCGATGAGCGGAATCGTCTTCAACCAGCTGCCCACCGAGAACTTCAGCCCGGCCTCGTGGATCGAGACCGGCTTCGGCGGCGGTGCGTCCAGCCTGCCCCGCGCGGCTCTGATCATCGGGTACACCCACGGCGCAACCCCGGGCCCGCTGCTGGAGCCGAAGCTCATCCCGGGCAAGACGCACGAGTGGCCGCGGGACTCGCAGATCGCATCGATGATCCGCGCCTTCCGCCGGAAGAACCCGAACGTCGAGCTGTGGGCCGTCGCCATCGACGACCCGAGCGGTGGCACCGCGGCCGACCACGACTTCACGGTCACGGGACCCGCGACCGAGGACGGCACGCTGCCGGTCTACGTGGGCGATCACCGGGTCGACGTCGCGATCGCCAGCGGTGACAGCGACTCGGACATCGCCACGGCCATCGAGACCGCGGTCGGAACCCTCGCCGACGCGCCCGCCGGCGCATCCGCCGCCGCGGCGGTGCTGACCTTCACCGCGAAGTTCACGGCCGAAGAGGGCAACCAGATCGTCATCGACTTCGCGCCCAAGCAGGGGCAGAAGATTCCGGCTGGCGTGGGTGGCCTCACCCGGCAGAACCTGAGCTCGGGCGCCGGCAACGGCGACCTGACCACCGCCCTCGCGACGGTCGCGGAGAAGCGCTTCTTCGCCATCATCTCCGGCCTCGTGGACTCGACGGCGATCACCGACCTGGTCGAAGAGATGGACCGCCGGTGGAGCGGCACCGTCGAGCTCCACGGCCAGGGCTTCGTCGGCATCCAGGGAGCCGTCGCCACCATGGCCGCGCTCGGAGCCGGCTACAACGCCGAGGAGATCACCGCTGTCGGAGCGGGCCTCTCGCTGTCGGCTCCGTGGGACTGGGCCGCCGAGGCGGCCGCCGCGGACTGCGCGAAGAGCGACCCGGTCACGGGCTGGCTCGGCGTGAGGCTGCCGGGGCTCGATGCTCCGGAGACGGACTTCACCGGGCCCGAGCGGAACGTGCTGCTCGGCTCGGGCGTGTCGACGTTCCGCGTCGAGTCCGGTGGCGTGATCATCGACCGCCTCGTGACCACCCGCAGCAAGGACGTCGACGACAACAAGGACGTGACGCTGCTGCCCCTGAGCCTGCGTCGCACCGCCGAGGCGCTGGCCTTCGACTGGGACTCGCGGGTCTACAACAAGTTCGTGTCGAAGAACTTCAAGATGGCCAGCGACCCGACCATTCGGCCGGCGCCCGGTTCCCGCATCCTCACGCCCGCGATCATGCGGGCCGAGGCCGCGGCCTGGTTCCTCGAGCGACAGGACGACGGCCTGGTGCAGAACTTCGACGCGTTCGTCGAGGCGCTCAACGTCCAGGCTAACAGCGGAGATCCGATGCGGATGGACACGTTCTTCAGCACGACCGTGATGCGCGAGCTCGTGACCCTGGCAACCCGACTGGAGGTGAGCTGAGATGGCCAGACAAACCGGCCGAGCGACCGTATCGGTCAACGGTGACATCCTCGCCACGAAGGCGGACGGGGCCACCATGGACCCCGGGGGACGCGTGCGCGAAGGCGACATGACCTCCGAGGACACCTTCTTCTACAAGGAGCAGCCGAAGAAGAGCACGGTGGTGGTCGACATCATCCACATGACCACGACCGACGTGGACGCGATCCGCAACGGGACCGAGGTGACGATCAGCTTCGTCACCGACACCGGACAGGAGTGGGTCATCGCCGGCGCCGTCTACGAGGACAGCGACGCGATCACCGACGGCATGTGGAAGGTCACCTTCGCCGGCCCGCCCGCCAAGAGGGTCGCGTGACCGAGGGGGTCGAAGAAGAGCGCGAGCTCACTCCGGAGGAGAAGGCCGCCGAAGTCGAGCGCCTCGCCGAGATCGACAAGCGCCTCGAGGAGCAGCCGGACGGCTCCATCAAGATCACGCTGCGCGAGCCGCTCTCCACCGGCCCGGACACCCAGCGGACCACGCTGGTCGCGGTGCCCGCCACGGCGGGGCACATCCGGCGCGGTCGCAAGGCCATCCGGGTCAACCAGGAGGAGCCGAACTACGCGTTCGCCGACGAGCTCGTGGAGCCGGAGAAGATCTACCTGCTGATCAAGAGCAACGCCGACCTGGAACTGGTCAAGGAAGCGGTGGACCGGCAGCTGGGAAAGTTCATGCCGCCGAAGGCTGGGAACAGCTCCTCGTCGGAGTAGCCACGCGGTTCGGATGGAGCCGCGACGACATCGACTCCATGCCCATCGCCGATCTCGAGTGGTGGGCTGGGCTGATTCACTCCGCGGAGAGCGCTGACCGATGACCACCACCGCCACACTGCGCGTCCTGATGGTCGACAATGCTTCGCCGGTAGCGGCGAAGGTCGTGGCGGCAACCGAGCGCCTCCACGCCGCGCAGCTCAAGAGCGCCCAGGCCGCCCAGGTCGTCGCTGCCGGCGAGCTCAAGGCGGCACAGGCCGCAGTCCAGAACGCGGGCTCGGTCGATGAACTGTGGGCGGCCGAGCTCAAGGCGGGCCAGGCCGCCGAGCGCCTGGCCCGAGAGGAGATCAAGGCCGCCCAGGCCTCCGAGCGAATGGCGGCTTCCAACCGGGAGGCGGCCGCGGCGACGCAGGGCGTAGCCCAGGCGGCGGCGCCGGCACGCTCCGGCATGTTCGGCGTCACCGACGCGGCGAAGAAGCAGGGCTTCGCCATGGCGGGTCAGGTGAATGCGGTCGCCGAGATGGCCTACAACTTCGGCAACCTGAGTCCGATCACTCGGAACCTCGGGCTTTCGTTCGTCATGGCGGGCGGCAACGCCTTCGCCTTCGCTGGGATGCTCGGCCCGTTGGGCGTCGTCATCGGCGTGCTTG